AGGCTTGCGCCTCCCGTGCATTTGACTGCACACACTCTACGTTACGAGGTTATGAAGGGTAGGTCGTAAGACCTACTAACCTACGAACGTGTTCAACTCATTAAAGCCTTCTAGGGGGGGAAGTCAAATAACCCCCCTTTCCTAAAAAGGCTAGTGCAGTCTTCTGCAGTAATGAGTACGCTTTAGCAGAGAAAAACCATGCGAACCCGCCAGAAATTCCAGGACGTAGAAAAGTTCTATATCGCGAACTATGATTGGACCATTGACCCAACACCTTCGTGTTTGGGCTATGAGTCTCATAGAACGTTAATAGGAACAGATTGCGTCGGAGGGTCCTATATTGAGGACTTAACTGGTGGCCGCTGGGATAAACCTGCTTTTCATGTTAAATGGAACACAACCCTGGGAGCTTATCGAGAAGATCTTGAGCACGACGCGTATAATATAGGCATTGGACGGTGTCCCACGAATCATCGGGGAACAACACTTGACATACCTGCGCGTGATGTTATCGAACTTTCTCAAGGCTGCTCCATTCCCTATCCAAACCCGAGTCAAGCTGATGCTTGGGACCGTTGGATTAATCCTAAAGGCCAGAACTTTACTGAGACCATTCTCGGTTTAAGCGATTGTAAGTCGCTGTTCACGTCGATTAAGGGTCGTTTGTCATACCTCTCAAATGTTCCGAAAGCTATACGCGGTCTGCCGCGGGGTTTGCACCCTCGCGCTGCTGCTAAGGCTTTCAAAAACATGGTCGAGGGGACTCTGAGCTCCTACCTAGAGTGGGAATTTGCTTGGAAACAAACGGGTGAAGACTTGTCAAATCTAGCTATGCTAGCATTAGAGCTAAAAACTCAGCTCGACAAGGTCAGGAACGGTGAAGGTAGCGTTGTACGGGTCGGTTTTAAACGAACCGGTTCTACGAGCTACACTACTCCGCTGTACGCCATCAAGGCTTCAGGCGAGAGTAGGTATACGGTTAAGCTAAGTTACTTCTACAGCTTTTCTGGATACTCAGCCGCGGTTTCTCTCGACGATAGCGTAAGAGAGATTCTGAAGTACATCAGCGCTACGCAAAGCTACATGGGATTGAATCGATCTGCTGCAGATGCGTGGGCAATCATGCCTGCCTCTTGGGTAATCGATCAGTTTCTGCCTATAGGAGACATACTCTCTGACCTAGGTGGAGGCAACAGTTTCATGGGCGTTACACCCGTAGTCAATTTCCACGGTAGCAACTACTCTCAAAAGCTCCAGTTTTCGATAATTCGAAGTGGCCCGCCTATCGAGGCGTCCAAAGGAGTTCTGGGAGGATACTACTACACCGAGTCTGAAGATGCAGTCGCAAAGGGGACGATTTATAGACGTCAACCTAGTGCTTCAGCTCCCCCAGCCATTTCAATCCGCAATAAGAAGAACGGCGTATCAAACACCGCGAAAGCTTATGGTGGATTAGTGGGCAGCAGTAGAATTGGAAAACGTCGCTGAGGAGCTTCGAATTCCTTCTAAGCAGATGAATTGTCTGCGTGCTGTTTTATTTCATTTTTGTCCTTTTGGTGTGAGAGATTACCATGTCATTGATTTTCCCAACATTCGACCCAGTCATCGGATATTCCATGGTGGATATCGGCAAGTACGTATCGGACGATAGTTCGGTCCTTAGTACTGCGACGATGGATGTCAAAAGCCAGTTAAAACCTGGTGGAATTGGGAGTTACGTTATCCGTGCAGATCACACGACTGTCAGCTCTGCTGGCGAGGTCGAAAAAACTCTGGCGGTTTACACGGTAGTCCGGGGCAACCTGGAAGAGTTTACAGTTGCTGACAAGCAGCTTATTCTCGCCCGTGTGCGTGCAATGTTCTCTGACGGCAACCTCGTGCGCTTAGAGCGCGGGGAACGCTAAAGTAAGGGTGAAGAGCAATAATGCTCGACACTGGTGAACGGATCTAAAATCGTCTTTTGTCTCCCTTTCCGTATGGATCTATGGGGAACCTAAGATGAAAAGCCATCCAGTGTTAAACGTCCAACGTATCATCATCCGCTTCCGTTTGAGGTTCCTAATCTCAAACATAGTGGTGAATTGGTATCTGCGCCTCATAAACGCAGTCGCTAGCAAAGGGTTAACCTTTGTGATGCGGGATCTTGGATGTGATGAAATGGACGTGTGTACTTTAGAAAAGAGAGCGAGCAATGAAGACAACTTCATCACAGAGCTTCTCCCCAATTTGGGTAAGGCTTTTGACCGCTCCCTTAGTATGGGGTATATGCTACCTGTTGATCAATTCGAGCAAGATGACAGTGGACGTCCACTTTTCCTGGGACCCCAATTTCGCGGGGTTTTCGGAGATGATGGACAACTACTTGATGATGCTCCCGCCGGACTTGTACGAACCATTCGACAAGTATGCTTCTATGCGTACAAGTTGGATCTTCCTTACGAAAGCGCAAAAAACAAACGCGTGATCGACAATTTCAAGCGGACCGAAGAAGAGCTACAGGAGCCTCAAAACCTCCCTAGCGAAAACGTGGGCGATCCCTTCCACATGTGGACGGATGAACTCAATCGAAAAATACCAACTGACCCGCAAAGTTTCCTTGCTTCAGCACTTGTTCAACAAGTCTTCTTGGATTATCAACCCAAGAATTTGAAGCCGAAACATGGACCGGGTGTAACAGCAAACGTCTCAACCCACCAAAAGTGGTCGGCTAAGCTGTCTGATGGTTGTCCAGTCGGAGATTTGGCCAGTCTTTACTGGTTCAATGAACACGATGCATTTAGTCGCCTTAATAGGTTCCCCACATGGGAATCTACATCTCTATTCCGCGTTAATCAAAACGCAATTGCCAAAGTCATCCTTGTTCCAAAAGATTCAAGGGGTCCTAGGCTCATTTCGGCCGAGCCTGCGGAACGCATGTTCCTACAGCAAGGCATTAAAAACGAAATGGTAGAGATGTTGCAACGACACACGCTAACAGCGGGACACGTCAATTTTGACGATCAGACTGTTAATCGTGAAAAAGCACTCGAGTCATCCAAGACTCGTTTTTGGGCTACGATAGATCTCAAAGATGCGAGTGATCGCGTCTCTGTAGACCTTGTTAATTTGCTTTTCGGTGAAACCTTGCTCCGCCAGCATATGATGCTGGTAAGGTCGGATTACTCTGCGCTCCCTAATGGGGAATTAGTCAAGTTACGCAAATACGCCCCGATGGGTTCAGCTTTATGCTTCCCAACGCTAGCGACTTGTGTATGGGCTATCGCAGTTACCGCCGTGGCTTCGTGCTGCGGTTCTTTGGAGACCTCCTTGGGTTCAGTTTACGTTTATGGCGACGATCTCATAGTTCCCGCGAGTACCGCTTCTCTTGTGACTCAGTCATTAGAGAAATACGGGCTTCTTGTTAACCGTGATAAATCGTTCATTGGCGGCCGTTTTGCGGAGTCGTGTGGGATGGATGCCTTTGATGGCGTCTGTGTCACCCCGATTAGACTCAAAACCCTTGCCTCCATGTATTTGGAGGACAAGCAAGGCCTGGTAAAAGCTATGGTGGCTCTCACGGCTCACGCCGGCGAGTTGCAACGAGGCGGATTACATACCGCAGCAGAATATTACTACTCTCTCGTTGAGACGGTCTTGGGACCGTTACCATACGCTACAGATACATCTCCATACTTAGGACGATTAACAACCGCCGAAGCATGGCCAGCACTCCAAGGGGAGTGGTTAGACAGGGCTAGAAAGGAAGGGCGCTCTAAGAGTACCCGGAACTTCGTAGCGTGGCAAGTCAAATCGGAAACGATTGTGGACGAAGCCACTGATCCATGGGCACACATGTACAGAACCCACACTTCGTGGGGGTCTGGAGAAGTAATTAAGTGGGGTACGTTTGAAATCCCCAGAAAATTTAGACTCCAGCAGCGGACGTTTAAGGGTGATACCTTAGCGTGCGGTGTGTATCCTGTGCCCGAATGGGTTAAGTCATTGGGGATTGGATCCCGGTGATGTTTCCCCCTCCTTTATGAGGTTAAACTGAACTTTGGCACTATAAAAATAGTGGCGCGGTAAAACGCGCAACGTGGGACTAACCGTTGTAAGGCGGAC